CCCACCTCCACGTTGTACCTCGGGTCACGCGGTTGAATGACCCTAGGAGCCGGATCAGGCTTTGCCGTGAAGTTAATCTTCTCGGCTTTCACGAACGCCTTTTTCACGCCGAAGTCAGCCTTGGTGAGGGGCCGCTCCTCCAAGCTCTTAACCGCCCTCTCGTAGCATAGCCGGCGCCGGCCCGAATAGAAATCCAAGAATTGCTCCCTGGTAATCGGACGGTGCACACCGACACGCCGCAAAAGCTCGATCTTGAACTTCTTCAAGCGAGTAAAGGGGTCCGCCGTGCATGGTGGTGGTGGCACGTAGTTGCCATCCGCATCAGGTGACCTGAACACCCGTTCCACCAGTGCACGAACTCCATTGTTGAGGGAATTATTGTGTACACCAAAACGCAACAAACCGGAAATTCCTCCGAAAACCGGATGCTGCCGCACCTTGTGACTGCCCAGCTTTTGCACCTGGAGACCACATTCTTGAGCGAGGTGCATAACATCCACACCCGTTTCAACTCCAGGCACTATCACTGGGCCCCCCTAGGTGGCCTTACTCCCCGCCATAGCGCGCATAGCGCGAACGACCGCTGTCTTCTCCACCGCGGCAGCAAACACGTCTGCCTCATCCGGCACGCTACTCAACATAGCCACCACTGGAATGAGCCTACGCTTATCACTGTCACGCAGGTCGGGCAGCTTGGCCATCTCCTCAGCTAACCACCGCTTGACGCAAATGATGTCCGCGGGTTTGTTGCCGACTTCGCCGAACTTTAGCTTGGTCTTCACAACCCACTCACGGACTGATCTGCATCGAGTTCCGAGGGTGCCCGGAGCATCTGGCCCAAGCGGCTGCCCGTCCACGCTAACACAGCCGCCCATCCCGACCGCCTCAGCTGTGAACGCCTCCACCTCCAGGTTTAGGGGGGAGGGAGACGTGTATACGGGGGCGGCCACGACCACGACTGTCAGCAGGAGACTGAGAAGCAATAGCATCGCATTGGTGAAGGCCGACGCCACCACCAGGAGGATGCCGAAGAGCACCCTCCGTTTGCGGCTGCCCAGCACAACGTGGAACCGCT